CGAGATTATTTGTGTCGATCATGGATCGTTCTGGCAAGTCGTTGAGTACCATTGGGATGGGAATGGGTGTCCTCAGTGTGGAATTATTAAGAGAAGCGCTTCTCAGCGCATGAATACCGTGGGCTTTGTCCATAAAGCGAAAGAGATTCACGGAGATAAGTACGACTACACGGCGACGGTTTACAGAACTTATCGTGGCAAGGTTCATATTACTTGTTTACAGCATGGGCCGTTCTCGGTTGCGGCTGAACACCATCTACTCGCTCAAATCGGTTGTCCGGCGTGTGGGAAGCTTAGCCGCTCTGACACGCAACGCAAGGAGCTTGATCAATACATCCACGGAGCCAACGTCACCCACGGAGATCGGTACGATTACTCAAGGGCGGTTTACGCCGGAGCTAAGGAAAAGGTGGAGATCGTTTGTAAGCGGCACGGCTCATTCTTCCAAGAAGCATCCTCGCACATCAGCGGTAGGGGATGCCCTTCTTGTTGTGATCACTACACAAGACCTCATAAGAGCGTGGAGGCGTTTGTTCAATCGTTGGGGATAGAGTTTGAGTCAAACACGAGATCCGTAATACCTCCTAAAGAGTTAGACGTCTACATTCCCAGCAAAGCATTGGCCATAGAATTGAATGGCACCTACTGGCATGCTCTCACGGGCAAGGAGCCACCGGCTGAAAAGAAAAGCCACTTGCTGAAGTACCAACTTTGCCGGGATAGGGGCATATCGCTACTTCAAATCGACGAGCATGAGTGGACTAACGCCGGGACTAAAGCTATTTGGGAATCCATCATTGCGTCAAAGGCTGGATTACAACTAAAAGTGGCTGCCCGCAAGACCGCTTTCAAGGAGATATCCGCGAGTGAGGCCGACGCCTTCCTGTGCTCCAATCACCTTCAAGGTACGACGCTTCATCGGTGGCGTTATGGCCTTTTCTTTCAAGGGGGCTTGGTCGGTGTGATTGTATTTGCTGAACATGAGAAGCGCAGTATAAATCTAAGTCGATTGGCTTTCAAGGCCAATCTTACCGTTGTCGGCGGAGCGCGGAAGCTCTTCGTCAACGCAGTTTCATTACTTCCTCCCGGCAAGGATATTGTCACCTTCTCAAACAACAGGTACAGTTCTGGGTCGGTGTACCCAATACTGGGATTTCAGCGTGACGCAGCCGTCCCTCCTTCTTACCAATGGTTTTTCAAGAATCGTGTCCACAACAAGCGGATGTTCCGTCATAGCCGATTAGCTGTGGCCCTGGGTAATGGATATAACCCAAACGAAACTGAACATCAGAATATGTACCGGAATGGTGGCCGCTGTTTGTATGACGCGGGTTATCAGCGATGGTTGTTTCGCCGCTGCTAAACCCCGGCAAATCTTCCCACTATCCAAAAAAGCGACTTTCAACCTACTGGGTGGAGTGCGAAATCATTCCTATTCGCGGCAACGCGAAGTAGAAAGCCCCTCCGCATGGAGAGGGGATGTCAACAAAAGGAAGGTATTCAAGAAATGGCCACCGTAACGAAAGCAGCAACCCCAGACCCAGGTTTGAAAAGCCGCCTAGCGGCTGAGAAGAACAAGCAACTGAAGATGCGCGTAGCCGCAGCGTGGACTTTAGCAAAGACCATGCTTCCCAACGCGCCAGAGAACGAACAGTACAAGTTCGCAACGAACTTGCTGGCGAATTCAACCCAAGCCTTGAAGCTTGCGCTGAAGCAGACGGCGGTGAACGCCCACTACACGCGCCTTGCTGGCCGTGTGGAAGCTGAACTCAAAGTCGATCTCAACGACCTGCTTGAGAATCCTTCCGTGCTGAGCAAGGAACGAGCAGCGGTTACCTCCGAACTGAAGGGCGATGCCAAGAACGCAAACGCGAAGACCGCCGATGACCGCAAGGAATGTGGTCCAATGCCTGACAAGTACCCGGAGCCGAAGCGCAACGAACCAGATGGCATGGAAGGCAGCCACGCCGCCGACCGCCCCAAGGAACCCGCTGCCGCTATGAAGGCTGCTGGTACCAAGACGGCCCATGACAAAGATTGCAAGGGTTGCCCCGTCTGCGACAAAGACAAGGACAAGAAGGCCGCTGTCAAGGTTGCTCACGACAAGGACTGCAAAGGCTGCGACGAATGTGAACCCAAGGATAAGAAGAAAGCCGCCGTCCCAGTGAAGAAGGCCGACGCTGAAGCGGATAAGAAAGAAAAGGACAAGAAGGACGACAAGAAAGAAGCCGCCGCGCCTAAGAAAGCCGCGCCCAAGAAGGCGGAAGCGGAAAAGAAAGCTGACGACGCCAAAGACAAGAAGGAAGCATCCACGCCCGTAACGATTGCCTTAGCCGCCGCCAAGGCCGCTATCGCCGCCGCCAAGGTTGCTGTAGCCAAGGCCGCCGCCAGTAAGAAAGCAGCCCTAGCAAAGAAAGCGGAAGGTGACGATGACAAACCAGCCGACGATGCACCACCCGATGACAAGGGCGACGACGACGCTCCCGCTGAAGACGCGCCTGAGGGTGATGCTCCAGTGGATGACGGTGTATCTGAGGAGGGCGATGCGCCAGCAGGGGATGAACCGCCCATGGATGACGCACCCGCCGATGATGAAGCGGAGCCGTTTGACGAAGAGCATGCCGACCTCACAGATGCGGTGGAAGACATCAAGGCCGACATTGAGACGCTTGAAGAGGCAATCGCCGATTTCTCCGGTTCGCCGGACGACTTAGCGCTACCCGCCAGGGAGGGCGAGATGCCGATGGAGGAAGAGGGGCTTGAAGGTGAGATGCCAGTAGACGGCATGGAGGGACTAGATCCATTAGCGCCAGAGGGTTCTGAAGAAGAACTCAACCTGGAGGACATCTTCAACCAGGATGCCATGGCGGATAAGGTTTCCAGCCTCAACGATGAAGAAGAAATGATGCAGGCCGGTTTGCTAGGGGATGACTTCTTCGGTCCATCTGAGCCATCCGATCTGGAAGCTATCCTGGAGCAGGAAGAAGGGTTGACTTCGCCTGCGGATATGTTCGCGCTGAACGGCGTGGACAACGATCCGCTGGCCGCTATGTTCGCTTCCGTCAAGGAAGCTAGCAGCGATAGCGACATCGTTGCGCCAGGTGACCTGCAAGCCTACTTCGATACCGATTTGAAGTCTGACGTCAGGGATGCGGACAACGATCACACCGGCGATATCGCCAGTGACGTTCTGGAATCGCTGAAGCAGCCGACGCGCGTTGAAACACGCGACACGGCGGCCAAGTTACAGCCACCGCCTAAAGGGGCCACTGTCATCCGCCAGATCAAGCAGGCCGCGCCCGCCGCTAAGGTAGCAGCCGGTCATGGCAACTTGGCCAAGCTGCTGTTCACCGATGACCCTGATACATTCTAGGGCATGGCCGCTTCATAACGGTCATCGTGTTCGCGAACCGTGAACATGGTAAAAGAACCCCCATCCCCGTGGTGGGGGTTTTCTATTTAAGGTAGGATTGGGTTGGGGTTGTGCAAAAGTTAAAGCGCAAGAAATGGCGACCGGGCTGTAGTGAGAAAGTTCGTTACGCAAATCGGCGGCAGGCAGAGGATGCGTTGGTTTTCATGGCCGAGAAATACCCAACAAAGAAGTTCGTTGTTTACCCCTGCCTTCATTGTGAACAGTTTCACGTTGGCACAATCAAAGTAGAGGCTTGAATGGCGATGCAATGGAATCCCGAGGATGCGATTGAAGAGTTCGTAAACTCACCAAAACGCAGCGCGTGGCTGCATTTCCACACAGATGCCGCGTACCTGAAAATCTATGTGCGCAAAGCCAATCACGTCTGTGGGCACATCTTGTGTAAAACACTTGACATCGCGTCCGTCGGTGCCTACCCGCAGGGTACCGGCGCATTCACGCGCTTGGTGGATGTGATGGAGCGGATCGCCGCTGAGCACCAGCGCATCGTGTTCGTTGAATCTATTCTGGAGGAGCGGCTGATCGGGTTCCTTCACAGGCGTGGTTACGCTTGGCAGGATACACCGGGGCTTGGCTTCTCGATGTATAAGCCAACCTGATGCCAAGCTTCCCAATCCTTTAGTAGGGAGTGAATCCTTACCATGATCATTGGAGCCCGTACCTTCGTCGAACTAGCCGGAAACGATACCCACGAGTTGCCACCGCTCTTTCTAGCCGCTGCATCCACGCCGGGAAGCGCCACCGGACTCTTCGATACGGCCAGCGTCATTATAGATCAGGAAGAGATGGTGGAAGCCGCACCCTTAGGCGTTCCTATGCTGCGCGTCGATCACCAGCGCCGCCAGATGGATCTTGCCTTGAATCTGGTTGCCCGCTACCGCGATCTTCAGTATCAATGGAACTGGGGCGATTCCATCCTGCAATGGATACGGCAATGTGAAACGACGTTCGGCACCCGGCAAGCGCTAAGGCCGTTACTGCGCTACGACGTATGGCCGCACGCGGGCCGCGCCAGCTTCGTGACGCTCCTGGAAGATAAGGAAGTAGACCATACGGGCGTTGATCTGGAATGCGCGGTTGGCTTGCGTTTAAGCTTCCGGCAGATGCCACCCATCCGCTGCTGCTCCGATCAGTTTCTTCTCTACCTGAATTCAACTGTGGGTAACAGTGCCTACCATACCTGGTCCGATATGGCGAGTGACCATGTATCCCTACCGCCAGAACGCTTCTCTTTCCAAGTTGTGAAGAGTGACTTGGAGATGTACGATTATGTGGCTCACGGGTAGCTTTATCGCGGCGCTCACCGGCGCTGCCTTTATCGGCGTCTCATTGAACATGAGCCTGGAATCGTTGGCTATCGCATACGGGTTTGCCTTGGCTGTGGGTGGCCTGGGTAGCCGCACGTCTTGGGCGGTAGCGTTACGGCAGGCCCGTAAAGCTAAACACGGCTGCTAAGTAGCGACACTTCAAGCGGGTATTCATCCGGCGAAAGCTAAGCACGGGTGACCTGCTTAGTGAGTACTCGTCTTAGAAATGCAATTCATACACCCAGCGCTGGTACCCGGCGTCGTAGAGGCATCTGGCACCGGCGCGGTACATGTTCTGGTGTTCGGTGAGCGAAGGATCGTATTGATCGCCTAACAGTTGCGCCAGCCGGGAATGGCGGCACAAACGCTTATTCAAAATTTCACCTTGGAATACCCACTGGTAGGAGGCTGATAGATCACCGTCTTTCCTGAAGCCCAACGTTTCATAGACCGCCCCGCCAGAGTATTGGTTGTGGCTGAACGTAATCACTGGTAAGGCCGGTAGCGCCTTGAGGGCGTTCTTGAAAAGCTTTTGAGCGCCACCGACGACGGTTGTGTTGAGTGGGAAGGCTAAACGTGAAAGATTCAAGTACTGTTTTTCGTGATAGGCAAAGGTTATTACCCCGATTAGGGTCTCTTTCAGGAACAACCCGAAACAAAAACGGGTATAGGGAGTCCCTCCTTGGAGGTGATTGGTAGCTAAGAAAGTGTTGGCTTCGTAGCGCGTTATAGCCCGAAACGTTGTTTTCCTGGCTGATACTTTAATTATATGCTTACCCAATTTAGAAGCAAGAACAGATTGCCAGATGCTTTGAGTTCGCGGGTCACTCCATTCATGTTCGCTTATCTGAAGCAACCGGATGCCCTTCGTTTGACACGAAAGGAATTTGTTGCGGTGTTTCAGCTTATCGCCCGGAGAGTCAAACTCATCAATGGAATGCCAAAATGTACCATTAAACTCAACGGCAAGGTTGTGCGCCGGAAGATAAATATCCAACTCCTTTGGAGGGATGATGGAGCGACTATTGCTCAAGTAGACCACCCCCAGAGAAGTCAGGTAAGACTCGACTTCTTTGTGGGGCTTCGAATATACATTGGAACAAGAGGCGCAGCCCTTACCTAGATTGACGTGATTATAAGGTGTTTGCTCGAAAGGACCATGCTGGCGACAGATGATCACTAGTTTAGTATCCGTATTTGTGTACACCGCCTGCGAATAGTCGTACTTCTCTCCGTGAACTGCCACCGCCATACCAGCGAATAAGGCGGGGTCGCGTTGCTTATTACCAGCACAGTCAGCGCATCCATAACCTTTAAGGTGACTCTTAGGAGCCTGCCAAAATTCCCCATGTATCGGACAAACAATGCAGAGCTTAGTTGTATTACTCGTCACCACCGCCTTGGAGTAATCGTACCTACCGTTATGAGCCCTATGAGCCTTCACCAAAAACTCTTCTTGGGTAAGCCGATCCAAGCCCACACACGCCGGACATCCGTGATTTCTTAGATGATTATCGGGCGCTTGCAAGAACGGTCCATGAACCGGGCAAACGATACATACGTCGGCTTTAATGCTTTGGTAAGCGGTTTGCGAGTAATTGTACCGATTAGCGTGAACGGCAACAGCGCGGCGTAAGAAGCTTTCTTGGGTGAGCCTCTTTAAGCCAGCGCACTCGGGGCAACCCTTTCCGTTAAGGTGATTGTTGGGGGTTTGCCAAAACTCACCATGCTCCGGCTCCAAGCATAAAATACACACCTTGACTTGGCTTCTTACGTAAACGGACTTGGAGTAGTCATACCGTCCTAGCCCATGCACCGCTAGCGCTTTTGCGCAAAACTCCTGTGTTGTTAATGGACTGATCATCTCTACCTAATTATACCAAAGTGTTGACGCATAGAAGGTGGCCCTTTTTAAAGTAAACGCAACTTTTCAACTACGGTTCCCCTAGTTGTGGACGCTAAATACGTTCTCCGGTACTTGACCTAAAGTGCTTAACTTCCTCTCCAGGCGGTGGCACTGGGAAAGTACATGAACTTTACTCAGGAGGATTAGTTTCATGTTGAAACTCGTCTATTACGGACAGAATGACGGTGCCCATGGCCCCGATGTTATTCTGACCGGCGATCCCGGAACCGACAACGTTACGTTACTCAATGCAGGTTACCTTGGAGGCAAAGTAGTTAGCCTTTTCGCATCTGCAACCGTGTCACGCGGCACTGTCATCATCCCATGTGACTCCGCACTTGCGCAGCCATATGGATTTCTCATCAACGGCCCCGGCGAATTCGCGGGCGCAATCGGACCATCTGGCTCAGGCAAGATTTCGGTTGTGCGTGCGATGCCCACGATCTTAGTGGACGCCCAGGCATATAATGTGACCCCCACGGCTCCGTACATCATAGGCGCACCAGCCTATTGTGGCACCGGGGCTTTCAAGGGTCTTGTCACTTCGGATCAGCCGGGTAGTGGATTTAAAAACCCTATCGGCATCATCATGTGTGTCCCAACGGCCACCTTCCCGTGGCTAGGTATTGCTGCCCTGATCTAAGCCCAGAGGCAAAAGATCAAGAGAAAAGGAAACAGGAGAACTTACTATGGCAAATCTTTCCAGAACTCAGCAGCAACAGAACCTATTGGGCTCTTTGCTGAAATCCGCCGCTGGCCGTCAAAAGCTGGCCGCTTCGCTTGGACCGTCGCTTCGCCGCCGTCGTGACTATATGAGCATCGCTCGTAAAGCATTGATGGTAGAGACGTTAGCCGATGGAGCCTTGCCCATATACGACAAGGAATTTGACGCTTCCGGTCAATCCTTCACGTTGGCCTTTGTGGTTGGTGAAGAAGGTCTCGCTCCGGCGATGGTGGTTAAACCCATCCGTCTCACGGTGCCGACTTTCGAAATCGCCGAAATGCCGATGATCCCCATCACTCAGATTAAAGAGCGCCGTTTCGACGTTGTCCAACGTGCGCTTAACCTGGGTAAGGCCGAAATCGGCGCAACCGAAGATGAAAAGGTCTTCGGGCTGCTAGATGCGGTCGCCAATGCGGCTGTTAACGCGGTACCGACTGACTACGTGTTGAACGTGGATCAGACGATTGCCGCGCCAATCACCACCGATGCGCTTGCCGACGGCTTTGCCGGTATCGAGCGCCACGACTTATCGGTAGCCTACATTTTCGTGAACCCTCGCGATTATGCCGACTTCCGTAAGTGGACCGATTCGAACATCGACCGTGAAACCCAACGCGCTTTGTTAAAAACAGGCGTCATGGGTTACCTCTGGGGAGCAACCATTCTCCAGTCACGTAAGGTGAACTACGGTAACATCTACATCCTGGCGGAGAACGAGTTTTTGGGTGTGATACCCGAACGTGTTCCCTTGACCGTCATGAGTGCCGATAGGCCGGACCTTAGGCAAATCGGGTTTAGCATCTTCGAGATACTCGGAATAGCTATTTTCAACCCGTCCGCCGTACAACGGTTGATAGTAACGGGTCGTACGGGCCTAACAGTAGACGCTCCGCAAATCTAAACAATAAGGCGGACTAAGTGATGACAAAGGCCCCAGAAATGGGGCCTTTTTCTATTTGTTCGGCGAGTTTTAGTGCGGTAGAATATAAGCGTCATGAAACGCAATACGACCCAGGAGTTTGTGGCTCAAGCCAAGCTCGTACATGGCGCTGTTTGCGACTACTCTAAATCGCTCTATGTAGACGCGAAAACGAAGGTAGAGATTATCTGCAAGGAGCATGGAGTTTCGTACTGGCAGATTCCAAACAATCATCTATCATCCAAAGACGGTGGCTGCCCACTGTACCGGTTTGATAACACAGCTTCATTCATCAAAAAGGCAGCAGACATCTATGGCACTGAGTACCTGTACTCTAAGGTGGTTTATGTTGACCATAAGACGCCGGTAGAGATCGTCTGCCGGGAACATGGGCCGTTTCCGATGTCGCCTTATGACCACATCTTCCACAAACGCGGGTGCCCGGTGTGTAAAGGTCAAGTGCGAACGTTTGACGTTTTCTTGCGGCGGGCAGAGTTGAAGCATCCAGGCAAGTATACCTACGTCGCTGAAACGTTCATTACCGTTTATACTGACATGGACATTGTTTGTCCACGGCATGGGGTTTTTCGGCAGAAGCCAGCCTACCACCTGGAAGGAAGCACCTGCCCTAAATGCCGCCGCGAAAACCACCGCCAGTATATGCTCAAAGACGACGCATGGTTTAAGGGCCGAATTAGTGAGGAGCAAACGCTTACCACTGAATACTTGAGCGAGTACGTTGATTACTACACACCTATCCGGATGCGGTGTCAAAATGGCCATGAATTTTCGCAGACGCCGGAGGTGCATTTTAAAGACTGTGGGTGTCCATACTGCCCTGCCGCCCACTCCACTCCCCATAAGGAGATTGAGATCTTCCTGGCGTCCCTTGGCGTAGCTTATGTGTCAAACGCCCGCGATGTCATCCGTCCAAAGGAATTGGATATTTGGATTCCAACCGCCCAGCTTGCCTTGGAGTTGAACGGCACCTACTGGCATTCCGTCGCTGAGAACGACGATCTAGGTTCCAGAATGAAGCACCGGGACAAATTCCTAATCTGCCAGGAGAAGGGTATTCGGCTTTTGCAGCTTGACGAACATGAATGGGTCCACCCGGTTAAGCGGGAGATATGGAAGTCAATCATCGCTTCCCGGCTGGGCCGCCATGAGCGACGTATAGCGGCGCGTTCCACCACCTTCCGGGAGATTAGCCGTGAGGATGCTAGTTCGTTTTTAGACGCCAATCATCTTCAGGGATCGACGCCAACCGCCAAGTTTTGTTATGGCTTGTTTGCGGGCGAAGAGTTGGTTGGCGTCATTACCTTTGCCGGACATGAGAAACGGGAATTGAGCTTAACGCGGCTGGCATTTCCAATCAACACTACGGTGGTTGGCGGCGCGAGTAAGCTACTGAAAAACGCACTCAGAACACTTCCTGCTCTAAGGATTGTGACCTTCTCCAATAACCAATACTCCACAGGTACTCTCTACAAGGAGTTAGGCTTTAGCAAGGATAAGGATGTCACACCCTCCTACCAGTGGTTTTATAAACATCGCGTATTGAACAAGCGCCGCTGCCGCCATTCCCGGCTGGCGCAACTGTTAGGCGATCAATACGACCCTTCGCTCACCGAACACCAGAACATGTACCGCGCCGGTGCCAGATGCCTCTACGACGCCGGGTACCGGCGCTGGGTGTATGAGCGGTGAAGCGCCGCTACTGGCGCACGTCGGAAACCTGGATCAAGCGACGGGCGGCTGCGGTGCCGCTGGCGGCGTAGGCGATATACTGGATCACATGACCGACACGCAATTATATTTCGCCGTTGGCTTGCCTTGCCTTACCGTCATTGCCAGCTTGGTTGTTAGTCTCCTTGGCATCAGGGGGTGCGTGAAACATCCAAGGAGATTCGGGAGGACATCCGTGAAATCCGTACCGATATAAAGATTATCGTTCAGAAGCTTGGTGCCATGGATTTAGAGATCGGCAAGTTGATGGACCGGAAGAGCTAGGCGGGTAGATCCGACTACCGCGCCCTTCAGTATGACGGTTTATGGTCCGTCAATCGCCTCTGAAGCTATTTGAAGCGCACAAACCATAACCGGGCCGCCCCGGTCCTAAGTCACAAGACGCCGAATGGAGCCCTCAGCAATGGGGGCTCCATTCGTTTTACAAGCATTCAGAACTCTTTGGTGTGAAACGTCGGTTCTTCAAAACGGGAATTCGGTCGTTTCATATGAGGTGTTAGCTCAAAGGATGTTACGCCTTTGCGTTGATCAATCTTGAGAACCGCTAACGCTGGGCATGTTTCACACCATAGGTAGACGCAGCAACCTTGCCGCCTATCACTTGGGTTATCTGTAAGGTCATCGTCGGCGACGATGGCGTTTCTTGTGACGGCAACGTGACGGCCTGTGGCGCTGTCCTCCTTCCGCTCGAATACTTCTACCCGATATTGATGTAGGTTATCCCCAAGGCATGAAGGGCAGCAAAGCCGACCGCCAAGGCCGCTGACGCCTAGCTCAATCGCGTACGCTCTTTCATCTGTAGCTTTCATGCTAACGAAGTGCAACCGGCTCCCGGAATCTCTCCGGCCCCAGCTACCAGACTTTTCCTAGAGAACTTCCCGCCCCAACCGCCACTCCCTAACTAGGAACCCAACCGGGTTCCGAAGGAGTTCATTGCATGAGAGACGAATATTGGTACCATCATTTGACCCCGGCTGGGTGGGTACAGGGTAGTTACGAGTATGAAACTGGCGGTGCGGTAGATATCACACCCCCTAGTGATACGCTGTTGACAACCTTCACCTTGTCACCGGGTATGTGGGGACGCGGCGGTGGCACAAGCGTTACCGTTCAGGACCCAAGTCGATCTGATCAGATCAACAATCTGCTGTTTGTTGACGGCCTATGGGACAACACCCATGTGGGCGGCCAAGAAGGGTGGCTTAGCTTTCTGGCACAACAGGCTAAAGGACTTGACTTCCCCCAGTCGGAATCCTGGTTACAGTTTCAGCAGGCGTTGGAGGAGAGACGCAAACGCCATGTTGCATGGATGGAACAACTGAAAGCGGAGGAAGCGATCCGGCACCGGGAGTATCAGGCGGAAGTGGACACAAGAAAACGTCTGATACGGTTGCTGCTGACCGGTCCAATGTTGGAGCGTGATATTCAAACGGTCTTGCGCAAACGGTATGACGTGTTAGGACGGCTTGGCGTCCTGCGGACCGCCTTGGCTCAAATGACGAACGCTGGTGAGATCCAGCGAATAAAGAAACAAGGCCGCAATGTGTTTGTTCGAACCGAACTTAACAAATAGACGCAAAATAAACCCATTCCTGAATCAACATTCCAGCTACCCACCCGGTAGATTAGAGTATGAGCCCCTTGCATCCCGGCGACCGGGTTACCTTAACCTACTGCTACGTAGAACCGAAACCTTACCCCGGCACCGTCGTTAAGGCAACCAAAGCCTCCCTACACCTGCACCTGGATTCGGAGACGGGCGATCTACGCTTCTTCAATAGGAACGGGCAGTGGCGCAGTGAGTTTGGCCGCGCGGTCGTGATTGCGCCGGTTCTTGGTATAGTGAAGGTATGAGCACGGCCACAATCCCAAAATTCGCCTTCGCATTCCCGCGCGACGTTTACAAGGATCGCGTCTGGGAGTTTGTGTGGGGAGCGGTTGGCGAATACTTCAAGGCGGAGATTGCGAAGGCGAATGGGTTCATGGCTCCGGTAGACGGTTGGGAAGAAGAAGTGGAAAACCTGATCGATCAAACGCTCCCTAAATGGCTGGAGATAACGGGAACAAAGGGCCGTTTCGACCGGGCTAAGGCTATCGAGGAGTCAATTCGCCTTGTGGAAAGCCAGACCAACAGTAAATGGACCCAGGCGGTCAACAAAATAGCGAAATACTTGAAGGTGTCGCCTAAGAAGCTGAAGCTACCCAATCGGCAAGATATCGAAGCCACGTACTTTCTGCGCGTCCGCGCCAATTGTGACGCGGTTTTGGAGCAGATGTAGCGTTTTACGGTATATTGGAAGCACCTGGAGGAGCGCTACAAAATGAGTGAAACTGACCCCCCACAACGCCTACAAGGCTTATTCGACGAGATGCAATCGCGGAACGAGCACTCCAGGGAGCAGATGGCTAAAGAAGCTGGTATGCCGGAGGTTGGCATCTTCTGGGTTGTCGGTTCTGAACTCATCTTTGATACAGCCGCTCTCAGTGAAGCGGACGAATGGTCGGGTTATAAGACGTATCCATCTAACCATGAGAAAATGTGGCCGAAATTTCAGCGCTGGGGTATGGTTCCAAACGATATGGATTATCGGACGCCACCGCGTGGGCGAGTTGGTTACGATATTGGGAACCGCCAGTTTATCTTGACAGCCGACCGGTGTATTCTAAAGGACTCAGAGATGCTGGCTAGAATTTATCGCGAAATGAATCTTCCGGAGAATACGAGTAACCAACCGGACGATGAGCATTACCGCTGCGCCAAGTGTCGTTAAGAAGTAATTCAGAATAAACCGACTTTCGGATTCCATCTATGGGGCTACTCGCCCCTAAGGTGTAATCTTGAAGAAATCCTACCTAACGCTGAAACGCATCCTGCTGGCGCTGGCCAATACTTACCTGGAGAAGGGCGACATCGTGGTTTATGATGCCGTGGCCAAGACGAATAATTTTACGATCTACCGGGGCGGTAGCCTCGTGAAGACCGTCACCCATTCTCAGGTGGGCGTGACGGCGCTGGGCCACGCAGGTATTCTAGAGGAACTGAGGGGTGAAGCGCCGCCGTCAGCCGCCAAGCCGGTAACAGCTTCCTTGCCGGTCAAGGCGCAGAAGGTTACCAAGGCGGTGAAAGCTCCCGTAGCGGTTGGGGGAGATGTGCTAATCGCTGAGACGCCGATCCCGCCAAACGCTCTTCACGAGTACACAACTAGTCAAGAAGTTGCGGCTCTACCGTACGAGTCTTAACACTTAACCGCATCAGGCTGGTGGGCATACCTTCCGGTTGGTAGCTAACTTTCTAACCCTTTATTTGAGGGCGCGAAGGTGTATATCTACAGGTTTTCCAATCTAAAGAACGACAAGGTGTACATCGGCAAGACGACACAATCGGTCGGACGACGGGAGCGTAAGCACCTCTCCAATGCCATTCAAGGCAATAATGAACTTCCCTTTTTCTATCGGGCGATTCGTAAATATGGGCCAGAGTCCTTTTTGATTGAAATACTCGCTTATGCATCTACCGAATTGGAGTTAAATGCATTAGAGCAGTTTCACATTCAACAGCATCGGTCACATCTTGAGGAGTTCGGTTACAACCTAACGCTTGGCGGAGATGGTGGCCAGAAGACTCCAGCGGCACGCAGGCACATGAGTGAGGCCCATAAGGGGAAGACCTTATCGGTAGAACACCGCCGCCAACTATCCCTAGCGCGAAAAGATAAGCCTATCAAACGGGGCCCCGATAACGGCAACTTCGGGAAAAAGCATTCAAAAGAATGGTCATTAGCAATTAGTCAGGGGCAGCTTGGAAAAATCCTTACGCAGGCGCATAAAGACAAAATCAGCAGGGCGCATACAGGGAAACAGTTAACAGCGGATCACTGCCAGAAGGTTGCGGAAGCTCTACGGGGTGTGCGTAAATCCCCGGCACATTGTCTTAAGCTGTCCGAATGGCAGAAAGGAAAACGTAAAAAGCCACTCTCAACAGAGCATCGGGGGCGCATCTCTATGGGACTACAGGGGCACAAATGTTCTGAGGAATGTCGTAAGAAGATCAGCGCCGCATGGACTCCTGAGAGAAAAGCAGCTTTAGCCGACAAGACGCGGTTGAGGAATAAGCAAAGAGCCTTAAACTATGCGTAAAGAGGGTTGGATTACATTTCCGGTTAGTGACTATTTGCGGTCTCGTCGAATGAAGGTGGCCATCTCACTGCCAGAACTGACGAAATCTACAAATTCCTTTTCACACAAAAATGCCCCTGGGTGTGTGCCAAAGCTAACCAACTCATCACCAAAAGAGTTATTTCTCCAATATAATGTTACATGCGATCTGGAGACGTCTGATCCCAACGGGCATGATGTAAAGATTCACTTTGATCTGTCTAAAGTAACCGACGATACCAAGGCTAAGGATTTAGATGTTTCCATCGCCTGCACCTGTCCGGCTGCTTTATGGTGGGGCAGCCAATGGAATTTGCACCAAAGGGACGCTTTGGAAGGTGAACCACGGCCTGTGCTCACTGCGCCCACTGAACGTTTAGATCTCCGTGACGGCTACATTTTGTGTAAACACGAGTACGTTGCCTGTGCAAGAATCTTACCGTCTGTCCAACACAATATCGTAAAAATTCTTCGTGACCGTGAGATGAAGCGCATCAAGGAAGAAGAGAAGGACAAGAAACCGCCGCGTGGCCTAACCTTGCGCCAGAAGAACTTGCGCCAGCGCCAGCAGCAACCCCAGATGGATAGGGATGAGGAGATCAGAAACAAGCTCCTACGCGGTCTTGAGGAACGGGAAGGGGTAACACCCGAACTGGTGGCGCGGGACACGCCAGCAACGCCGGAAGAGCAAGAGCGCGTACCTGAGCTGGCTCCCCAAGAAGCGTTGGGGCCGACCACACCGGCTCCAGCGGTAGAGGATGAGTTTGAACCTATTCCGGAGATCGAAGGGCTTGACGATAGTGTTGACGAGGAGGAAGAACTTCCGCCGCCGCCACCGGCTCCGGAACGACCGGAGCCAAGACCTCAGACGCTACCGCAGATGACGAAAGAGGACCGTGAGTACATGCGGCGCTTGATGCGGGAGAAGCAAGGGAAGTAAGATGCAAGCTACCATCAATGCGGCTTATCCCAATCGCATTCAACTCCAATTGGGAACGTTGACCGGACCCTTGGTCTCCACGGCGCTAGGGCCGTTCAATCCACAGCGCGATCTGGAAGTCTATGTGAACGGCGCGGTGGCTACGATGGTCTCTTTCCGCTTCGACGCCGCCAATAATCAATACCTGATGTTCCTTGGCCAAGTGTTCGATCCGGCATCGCTGGTGCAAGTCATACATCACATCCCCGATCCACCCTTCACGGCGGGTGGAGCGCCGCTTCCCGGCTTCGCGCTGATCGCTACTTTAACCACCGGCCTAGATATGGTAGCCAGTAACGTGATGGTCAGCGTTCCACCCGGCATCGTGCAGCATCAGCCGGTGGCGTTCACCTGGTCCGCTGCCGGGGCCGCGCAAATCCGCATCACCACAACCACCGGCTATGACTCCGGCTTACTCGCGGCCCTGTCTTCGGCGGGCGTGGTTTACACGTCCGGCTTCTCTTCGAGCGGGACATATTCGGCCACCATCACGGCGTATAACTCCAGCGGCGTGGAATTTTTGGCCGCGACGATTCCGCTGATTGTGGCCGCCGCGCCGTGAAACTACTTCGAATAAATCGGCTATCAACTTCATTACATAGAGAGAAACAGCACGCGGATAGCGTGTTTTAAGGGGAGAGTTACCTATGACTGCGAAGAAAATTGCCAGCGGTGATAACACCGCGATGAACAAGCTCTATCTGTCCGAACGGACGCGCAATGGAGCCAAGGTGGCTGCGGGTGAGCCCGTGGACGCATTCAAGGATCACGCGGAGTATGAATCGGTGGTGCAATCGGTTCTGTCCGAAGACAAACGCGAAAGCTGGCCGCCGAACGACATGATTCTCGACTAACCGTGAAGAGGCTAAATGAAACTGAACGCATCCATCATCGGCGGGACGGTCGCCGCCAAACGGGGCAGCAGTAGTACCTACGCTCATAGGGTCGCGGCTCGTCTTGAACCGGGCGCTGTGGTCAGCTTCTCAGACGGTTCGCGCGTACGGGTGATGCAGACCAACAGTTCCAGTGATGGCTTGCGGATGCGCGTTGCCACCGCTGCCGGTCCCCGGATTCTATCCGCCCGCCAGTTTGTGGAGATGGGTCCGGTTTCTAAAGCGATGACGCGCCTTGCCGCGTTCGTGCGGCTGTCCTTCGAAGCGGGCCTGGACGACTACGTGAAGGAAGCGATCAAAGCCGCTGGCTTGCCGGTGGATCAGGCCATGAATTGGTCGAAATACCTGGAGCGGATGTACACGCCGTACTTGAAGCACATCAGCAACGATGTCTCCTTGCAGGATGATGCCGTCAGGAACATGATCGTGCATGAACTGTTTGAGAAGCAAATGCTGTCGTCCGACAGCGTTCACGCTCACTTTAACCCGAACCACCCTAACTTCGAAGGTAAACAGTTGGATCAGAAAGTGACCGCCTACCTGATCAGCCTGTTCAAGTTTCAGAAGCAGCGTGTCGGCATCGCCTTGCGGCGCAGCCTGGGCGCGGGCATGCGTGGAGAGCAGGGACTTCGTGAGACGGAGGGCATGGATGTCTCTTCCGATGAGGGTGAAACCCTTAACGACGCCGCTGATCTGGCAAAGCTGAAGGTTGACAAGGGTGGCGAGTCGCCGGATATCGCGGAGATGGAAGGCAACAATGAAGTGAGCCAGTTTCTAGATGCGTTCAAGGAACACATCAATGAAACGCAAACCGAGTATTCGGCGCAAGTGCTCAACTTCATTAGCGACGGCTTCGAAAAAGGTATGGATAGGCAGGAACTGCGCAATGCCATCATCGGGTCTACGAAGTTTAAGTCACGCGGCGGCGAACCACTGGATAAGAATGCCTACCAATACATTATGAAGAGGTGGGGCCAGTTCATCCGCGCTTTCGCCAAAGATCCTGAGAGCGGTTGGAGTGATTCGCCGGTTGCCCGTCTGATCGGCAACATGGCCGACAAGGAAGAAATGCCGGTCATGTCGTCGCTACATCTAGCGGCGGGCGTTCAGGAAGAACAAGAGATGGAAGAGGAGTTGCTTGACAAGCTGGAGAAGGTCCAGCTACCGCCCGCCGCCGTCAAGCCGACGAATCCCAACGTGGCGCAGCAGGAGGCGGTTGCGGAGAACCCCAAGACGCCCACGCTTGAGAACGGCGTTGACCCTAAGAAGCCGAAATTGACCATCCCCCCGGAAATCCCTGGGGTGAACCACACCGCATCATCTGAAGAATTTGAGGAGAAAGATATGACCACCATTGATCGCTTAATGGCGCATGAGCGCCGCGCGAGTATGGCTGCGCCGAAGGCCGCCGCCCCCGACGAAAGCCCAGCCGAGTCAATCAGCTTAACGCTAGGCCGCGCCCTCACGCGCTATGACGCGAAGCAGCAAGGGAAACGGTCATACAATCCGTATGCGCTGAACCTGTACCTTGAAGCGGCTGAACGGGTCGAAGAGGCGGTTAATGCCGGAACGCCATTACGGAAAGCGCTCACGGATAACTTCAATGACCGTTTGTTGGACGTCGTTCTTAAGGCTATGGGACAGGAGAAAGCTAGTCTAAATGAGATTCGCGGCATCACCGCCGCGAAGTTCGCCTCACTACGCCGCATCGCCGAACAGGAGCCACAAGAAGTGGCGGCGGCGATCAACGATTTGAGCGATTCGTTCACGCGCATGGCCAGCCAGTTGGCGGCGCTTAAAGATAATCTTGATCTGGCTGAAGCACCGAAGGAAGCCAGCATCCGGCAGAAGGTTGCGCACCGCAACCGCTATGGCACCACCCTACGCCGTTTGGCTACGGAGGCCCCGCAAGAATTAGCGACCGCGATCACTGAATTTTATGGCCAATTGGATGGTTTGGCCGGAGAATTGGAGAATTTTGCTGATAACATAGGAGTTGAACTGGGGCCGACAGGTGATGAATTAGGCACTGAAGGCGAAGCGCCAGTTTTAGAAGAGGAAGAACCATTGGAAGACGATTTTCAGGCGGTACCGGGCGAAGGTGAGGAAGGTAAGATAGCTGGCCGGAAGCAGGCTGTGAGGCCAACCGGCCCAAGAATCAGGATGGCTGACGTCGCCCGTAAAATGGTTGACAGCCTTTATTCTGAAGCAGAGGACCAAGGGGTTGATCTTCATGGCCTTACCATTAACAATTTCAATACATTCTTAGATGACGCTTTTAATGACGGTGGTGAAACGCGTTGTGAGCATTTCACTGATATAGGTTGGGAGTATTCCAGCCAATTCGGGCCGCTTGAGAGTCGTGGCTTTGAGGAGGCGCAATGGAAGGTTTTAGCGGAAGCGTTCCGGCTTATTGCTAAGAATGATGTGTCGTGGGGCGGTGAGGCCCCAGAGGGGCGGACGGCTGGCCGGAAGCAAGCCAGCCCCGATCAACAGGTGATCGAACTTCTTTGGGGCTATATGCGTAAGGACCCCGAACACAAAGACCGTGTTCAAACCGGTTGGGGCACTAAGACGCAGCAGGGGTTGGTCGCTACGGTAAAACGGTTCGCTGCTGAAGATCAGTCACAGTTGATCAGCGGGTTATGGTCCAGTATGCGTCGTGACCGGGAGAACAGGGATCGCGTCCAAACCGGCTGGGGAACCAAGACACAGGAAGGTTTGGTAGCTTCTATTAAAAGGATTTTCAGAGGTAGCACGGACACGGAATCGGATGCCCCGGCACCGGAGGCGCGGATGGCTGGCCGGAAGCGGGTTCGGTGACTTTTGGGCTGTAATGCTATTGTGGCATTAGGGAGAACATGACATGGCGCAGACGCAGATACTAGAGACCGACAAGCAGGTTACCGTTGATCAAGCGATTGAGAACTATAAGCGTGAGTTGGATGCGACTGGCGAGGATTTGACTGGAAGCCGTCCGTTTGCAGCGGGCATTTTCGGTTTACATCGACACACTCGAAAAGGGCAGCATCGACTTCAATAAAGCCCTTCGCGCATACGTGAGTTCTCTATGGTCGCATCATGCCGCCGATTCCAATTCCACCAAAGAAGCCTATTGGCCAGCTAGCGCCGCCGCCCCTAAAATAAACTGATCGTTTATCCCCGCCGCCCGGTATTAGCCATTAGGATCGTTTCCCAATGGCTGAAAATTCCCTATTCTTTGAAGCTATCGTAGCCGCCCGTGCCATCCTACTGGACGAGGAGACCGCGCTGGAAGGCGGCGCTACCCTATCGCTTGAAACCCAGGACATGGCGGAAAGCGACGTGCTTACCTACGTGGAGCACAACTTTGCCGACTTCCTGCGCAACCTGCGATTTCTTTCCAAAGAAGACCAGGAACTTCTACTTGCCTACTACGTTCTAGCCAAAACCCAGACCGCCCTGGCCAAGCTCCACGGCTCCACTCAAACCCTTTGTTCCTCCCGTATCCGGCTTGCCATGCGGAAGATGGGTACATACATCATCCTGGGCCCTCCCATCGCCGAAACCATGCGGGAGCCGTTCACCGCAGCCGGTCTGGAGAACCTGCTTCCCGTTCCCCTATCCCAAGTAGTGGAGCTATACTCCAAGACGCGATCCTTCCAGCGGGTGGCGGAGGTGTTGATGCTCCACCGTCCGCAAGTACGCCGCATCATGAGCCAAGCATCCAAGACGCTCAGCAAGTCGCTCGACACGCGCGACAAGGCGATTGGTGCCTACCTGTCGGATCTGATCGATAAAGCGTCCGCTTCCGGCCAAGGATTCTCTAGAAGGAAGATGGCCAAACAGGGTGACATCTACGTGACCATGCCCGCGCTGCTGGGTGAGTTCCGCATCCCGGTGACGGCGACGGATTTTGATCAGATCTTCGTATCCCGCGCCAACCGTTAAGAAAGGAAATCAATGTTACCTCTAATCGCCGTACTCTCCGCTCACTTGGTCTTGTTTAGGGCCGATGTTGTCCGGACACCGCTTGTTCCCGGCATCGGGGCCGTCACCCATCGGATTTTCATGCGGACGATCACTGGGCGCGGCCATTGTTCGGCCACGGCCATAGGGCCGTACGCGCTGTTGATCGCATCTCACTGCGAAGAGCCCACCGACAAGATTAGGGTTGACATGCAATGGGCTACGATTCATCATCTGGTGCGTGACGATTTCGATCACACCATCCTGTATCTGAGCGATACCGATCCATTCGACCAGTGGGCGCGGGTGAAGGTTATCGTTCCGGAGCAAGGTAGCTTCGTGGCGATGGCCGGGAATCCCGGCATGGGGGTGAACCTCTACCGTTCGGGCACCTTTTCTGGGATTTTAGATCAAGTGCTGGGCGACATCTACCTGTTTAATTTCGTCAGTTATATCGGTGACTCTGGCTCCGGTCTATTCGCGGAAGATGGAACGCTGTACGCGGTTGAAAGTTTGCTGGTAAACCTCTCCGACGATCCGGAAGTGCCGTTCAAAATGCCAGCCGCTTATCCGCTCCGCTTCACGGACGCCCAATGGGCTGAAGCCTTGACGTTCCAGCCGCCGCCTGGGAAGCTGCCGCTGATGAATCCGGACCCGCGCTGGTTGTTTCCCATACCGAACTAAAGACCTCTACTGGGGTGGTTTTGAAACACCCCATTGCTTTGTAAGCGGTGTATATGCTTTCTCCAATTCTTCGGCTCTCCTGTCAAGCTCAGCCACCTTGCGATCTATTTCGGCTAGGCGTTCATTATACGCGCGGGCCGTAAGGTCGGAGCCCATATAAAGCCCCGGCAGGAAACCTAAGCATGCGCCAATGGCGGCGGAAAGGACACAAATCGTCACGATGTACCAAACCCGCCGCCGCGCTTCAATCAACTTCCAGCGGCCATTGAAGAAAACCCAAGTAGCCAT